AGGAATTCACATTCAAACTCTTGACGGAACTGTTCCTTGGAAGTGTTACGGATAGTTTCTTCCTTCCATGCCTCATCTCTACCTGGAACCTCTGACCAGTGAACATCAATTCTCTTGTAAGAGTTACGTTCATTCTCACTGTCAACCCATAGCTTATAGAATAGGTTCAATCCATTAGGTGTGGAAGTAATCAGTACCTTAGTTGTTGTACCTGAAGAGATAGTAGGATATACAGAAGAGAAGAAAGTTTCTTGGATTCCATTAGGAACGAATGCAAATTCATCCAAGTAAATAAAGTTTTGAGATGTACCACGAATAGCACTTGATGCTGTCGAGCTTGCTAAGATGGTCGAACCGTTTTCAAGTTCAATAGATGTCTTGTTCCATTCCTTGACCCCTTGTTGTAGCCATTTGGGCAAGTGCTCGTAAGCAAGCTGAATCCTGCTTAGAATCTCTTGTGCTTGAGCTTCCTTATTAGCAAGTATGGCAACAGAGTATAATTCGTTGAATAATACAGAATGTAGTAATATACCGACAACAGTAGTAGTTTTACCAACTTGACGAGGCATCTTACATATAACAAAACGCTCTCTTTCATTCAATCTTATGATATCTTTTTGATAGTCATAAGGCTTGAAAGCTATGAGACCATGATCGACGTTTACAATCTTGACATAATTTTCAATGAAGTAAAGAGGGTCACGGGCGCATTTAATATACTCCTGTATCTCTTCTTTCGTGAACTCGACCTTTACATCGGTTCTTTTTAGATTCTTGTTACCAAGATATATCTCATTCTTGTTCATTTTGTTGTTTAATCAATTTTTGAAGTTCAGCGGTTGACCCTACAAATAAGTTATTATTAATTGTTTGAGGGGTTTGCGGACCATCCATATTTTCTATATCTTTGTGCTTCTTTTGAAGCTCTAGTAAATCTTTATTGGTATCTGCAATAGTTTTCAAAAGAGTAGCAACAACCTCATATGCTCTTGGTTGCTGACTTTGCTGAGCAACGTTAAGCATGTCACTCAGTGCTTCATTTCCCTTTTCAATAACAGAAATCATACTTCCACGAGCATATTCATAGTCAGTTGGAACTAGTGACTTCTTCTGAGCAGTTGTCAGTAATGGCTGCAAAGGGTTCATATTCAAAGCATCTCCAATTGGATCATTGTTCATAGAATTGTTCTATTGTCTGACTAAAGGTATAATCATCATCAGCCTCAATCTGGCTTAGTGTCTTACCTGCAACAACTGGAATGGTTGTAATTACATCTTGAAGCTGTGTATTACCTACTGCTGTTGCAAATGATTTATCTCTGTCAATATTATATAGATTAATAATAGATGTCTTAATTTGCTCTGACTTACGTGTAGGTCCAAATATATAACCTTTGAGAGTAAAGTTAAGAGTCCACGTGAGAACTCTTCTCTCTACAAAATTGCCCTCGTATGTGTCTTCCGATCTAACATCATCTAGGACAATCGGAATATCGTATCTGTGCTGCATCGAAGAATCTAAATTCAATGTTGCAGTCCAATCTGGGGTAAAGAATGGAAGAATTTGTTCAAGAATCCTTGTACCGTCATTTGCATTCTTAACTAAAATGTAAAGACTGAAGTTGAAATCATAAGGCACCGGCATGTACTGATAAGATAATTTATTAGGATCAGTAGTATCTTGAACAGCAATCCTGTTGATTGTTGGTAGTTTTCTTTCTGATGCATAGCTGATATCTGTCATCTCAAATCCAATCCGAGGAAGCTGGATTGCAACAGGTTTTGTTAGATCAGGATCTTGTGTAAGTCTTGAAATGAATTTCTGCTTTGGTCCGTACGATACAGGAACTTTAATAGTTTGAGTTGTATCAGTTCCGTCACTCTTTTTGATGTAGATATCATTAAAGATAGTTCCAAACAGAACTACGTACTTTTTAATAGTATCGTGATAAAAAACTTGATTAAACATCAATAATTTCCTTCACTAAAAGGATCTATCTCGCTAAAGTCTAGGATAGTATCTCCCTCAGTCTCTAGCTCTGTGTTGTCTGATATCGGATCTTGGGTATCAAGACTGAAAGATTCCAGTACGAGATCATTCATATCTTCATCTGCAATAGCAAGACCGGCTTCTGTCTTGATAGCAAAGTCGGATAGATTGAAAGTTATATCTTTTTGTTTCTCATCTATCTGTGGAATACCTGTATTGAATATTTCATTACTATATTCAAACAACTCACAAGTGAGATCAAACGTCTGCAAAGCTCCCAATTGATAGAAGATTGCCTCGTGCTCGACAAATTTAATTTCAAATAACTTGTTGTTGAGTGGAAAGTATATTAGATCACCCTCTCTTGGTCTAATAAAAGAGGTATAAGCCCCCACTTCTTCGTTGAATGTTCTTCTCGCAACTGTGAAGGTTACCTGGTCTCTTATTTCTAAATTGAACTTGGATAGAAAATCACCTTGGCCAGCAAACCCTTCAACGTTCTTGATATACATCTCAACAAAGTATTGAGAATTGAATTCAGAGTATGTATCTTCTCCGTATATCAAATCATCTTCGATTCTTGTTCTAGGAAGGTAGTATAAATCATGCCCGTACATACGGATTGATTCTACCACTAAATTTTCAATTAGTAGTTGTTCTTGGCTTGCACCGAAATTGTTGAAGTAAAATGAAGTGGCGATTTTGTGCCCCTCAACCGATCATATCAAATGCTGGTAAACTGTAAGATGTTGCCATGTCTTTTTCCATTTGTTCAATTTCTGCAACTGCATCATTGTAGATTTTGTCACCGTTGAATTGAACTCCACCTGGTAACTGCATTCCTGTGAACTTAGTAAGATTAGTTCCCCATTGTTTTTTAATGAGAGCAGTTGCGTATCTGGTCAACCATCTATCAGACCATGCATCGGTGTAGACATCAGGATCCAGAACTTGATACGCCTCAACAATTATAAAACCACCTACATTTACCTTATCCCAGTTCATATCTACATACAACTTGTCATTATGTCGGTTGTACCGGATTGGTTGTTGGCCAACAAGTAGCTGTTCTAATAGTTGAATATGCTGAAATGCCATGTAGTACGGGATCATTGAAACTGATGTAAGAGTATACATATCATTCAAAGCAATTTGGTACCTAATATCAAAAATATTATTAGTAACCATAGAACCACTCACATCAAAAATTCTTACAGCACCTATAATATTTTCAGGTAAAACAATATAACCATCAGATATATTATTTGATGTTACTTGATGTTTGTAATAAATTCTCTCAGTGCCGTCAAAGTGGTAATCCCAATAATATTTCAATGCTTCATCTATACGGTCTTCAACTTGGTCGTCTTCGACATTAATCTCAATTACAGGTTTGCCCAGCTTACGCAAACAATATTCTTTGAATTCAGATCTTGAGGTTGGAACGGCCATTGTTACTCCTTGTTTATGAAGTATTTATATCTATGAGATATTGATCATCTTGAATATTACCGTCACGACCCATAGTAGCTTTACTAGGAGCTATCTTTAATCCCTCTTCAAGAACAAAACCGCACTGTTCCTTTGTTAATCTACTTTTAAAGTAACACCATTCACCATTCATAATATTAACCCTTTGATTTAAGAATACCTACTTCTCTCTCTAAACTGTCTAATTTCTTTTGCTGTTGCTTCATACCTTCAATTAAAAATCCAATGATACTATTATACGATACAGACTTGTACCCATCAACATCCTGGTGTACTACCTCCGGTATTATCTTCTCTACTTCTTGAGCTATAACTCCAAAATCACTTTGATCTGTATCAATCCTGTCGAAAGAAACGCCTCTTAAACTATTGATTACTTCTATAGGTTCATCAATAGTTTTGATATTTGTTTTTAGATTTTCATCAGATGAGGATGTTACAAGAGTTGAAGTTAATGTCCCTGTAGAAGGATTGTAAGTCAATTTTGTACTTGAAACATAAGCAGTTGAAATAGTACCAGTAGTTTGGTTAGCAAACAACACGTATCTAGTTCCGTTGGTAGTAGTGTCGTCCGCTGCAGAACTACCTCCACCAGATACAGAGCTTGTTGATGCGTTTGTTATTCTACCAGTCGAGTCAATTGTAATGACAGGTATTGCTGTTGTGTTACCATATGTGTTCGCTGTTACGCCTGTTGCTGGTAGGCTACCACTTAAATTAGCTGAGATAGGAATTGGTGTGTTGTTGCTATCGGTAAAGCTGACACTAAAACCATTAGACGAAATGATTGTATTACCAAGTACAATAGTATTTCCAGACAGATATACATTACTAAATCTGTTTGTTGTGTTACCAAGATTGTATATGTTGTTTGATACAGGAATCAGATCTCTTACGTTGAGAGTTCCTCCCATTGTATCACCAGATCTAGCAACGGAGTCCACAAAACTAATTGGACCGTAAGAGACCATCTCAATTGTAGAGTTTGATAATGGTGGTAATGTGAATGATATACTTGTTCCGTCACCAGCAGTATAGTCAACAGTCTCTACAACTCGTACACCGTTATAGAACACATCCAGATACCCAACAATATACCCCCCTGTTGGATAGAAGGTATTTGCAGTGCCATTAGCCGTCTGTGTTGTGACAGTTCTTACGGTTTGGCCAAATGGTGGTACGCCTAGGTAACTAATTTGTATTCTCCAATTTGTTTACATTAAATTTATAACTAAAA